AGGATCACGTATCAGACTGACGCTGTTTCATCCCACCTGCGCCTGGGGCTGTAGCGGTTGTTGCTCTTTGTATCGCCCGCGCCGTAGCGCGCAACGAAATTGAGATTGCCGGGGTTTCGATGGCCTTCTGCAAGCCAATGCCAAGACGACGCAAGCCTGATTTTGCATAGGCTTGGAGTAAGTAATCGTTGTGTAAATTGGCTTGCATGGTGACTCCCGTTTTTGAGTGCAGACGTTTGCGACGGGAGAATTAAAAACCATATATGGGGTTATGTCAAGCCATATATGGTTTTATTTAGACGAAAAAAACCGCATATGAAATGCGGTTATAAATATTTATATATTTTTTGAAACCTTCAATTCATCAAACATTGATTTATTGGCGCAATGTAAATTCCATGAATTATCATCTTTGGTGATTTTTCCCTGATAAGCCGTAAAAGTATTTTCGGTTAATCCACCAAAGCCATTTTTAGCAGCAACGACAACGCAAACAGTCTGACCAAGATCATCAGTTAATATTTTTTTCCAGATTGCAGAAGATGGATCCAACAAGCTTGCTTTGATTGAAGATGCCACAATTGTGGCCTGCTTATATCTAGCGTCAGCTTCAAACTCGGATTTTGCTGCTTTGTCAGCATTTGCTTTAGCGACTGCTTGTTCTTTTGCTCGCGCCTCAACGGTCAATGAATTTAATCTCGTTTGTTCAGCTGCAGCTGCAGCCTGCTTATCAGCCGAATTATTAAAACTTCCAATTATTCCAATAATTACTGTTAAGCCGATAAATATAGCTATTAACTTGGTTATGAAGCTGGTGTGTGGAATTTTTGCGCCGCATTTAGGGCATTGATTCGCTTTGGTACTAATTTCTGATTTACATTCTTTGCATTTAGTCATAGCCATGGTGTTTATCCTTAAAATTTAACCTAAAAAAACAAGGGAAGCTGCAAATAATTATAACCTCTATCATCTACGCGCACCCCTTGCGAGGTTATTAATTTCAAGCGGTGCGCTCTTCTGGTGGCGAATCAAGGGCTTTTTTAGAAAGCTCAAGATTACTCTTCTCCTGTTGTTTTTCGCGTGCCTCTATGAGGTCTAGTTTTATTTTTTGCCTACACCACTCAGCTCTAGTGGGGGCAAGTAATGTTAATTCTTTAAGTTCGGCGACTACCGGATCAATTGAATAAATTTCTGTTATTTGTTCTGTTTTAAAGGCTTTAGACCCATCCAATTCAGTAGAAACAATCATTAATTCGGCAACTTGGCGGCGAAAAGCTCGTGCAATAGCATCAAGATTTGATGCGGTTGGTTTAGTTTCACCATTTTTAATACGCAAAACAGTGGATTTTGAAACCCCTGACTTTTTGGCCAATTTTTCGGCTGTATCCAAATTTTCATTTGAATCCATCCAAGCGGTTAAATTTATAGAGATTAATTCAACAATATCCATATTTGGTATTCTCCATTAATGGATAATTCATTTGTGGGTATTGCAAAAACCCATATATGGGTTTAATATCGCCACCACTTATGGATAATTCATTAAATCTTTACAAGTCAGTAATGACACATTTGCATGATCGGCATATTCCGCAAAGAGTGATTTCAGCTGAATCAGGCGTTCCATTTTCTACGCTCGCCAAAATCGCACAAGGTCGAATAAAGTCGCCGTCGATACATCACGTCCAGGCGCTATATGATTTTTTTAACCGCGATACAAAAGTAACTTATCCGAACGATCAATTCAACGTTAATCAGGAAGGCTAACTCACGTGAATCAACGAAAAATCTCTCGCAAGCAGCCAAAATGGTTGCAACGAAAACGGGAACTTCAATCATACAAAGATTCAATCGAGAGTGGATTACGAACTATTTCTCCCGTGCCGCTTCAGCAGCCGCAGCTAGATCAAGTATTAAAGTTCCAACAGTGGTGTGACCGGCGTTCGTTTGTGATTTCGCCAGCGCCTGCAAATCCATTTACAAAGTTTTTCTCTTTTCTGGCGGTAATTGTCGAGATATTGAAAAACAATTGCACCCATTGCGGTTACAAATGCGCTCATTGTTTCGGCGTTCAATATGAACTTATGGTCATTCACGGGTATTCCTTTCGCGTTAAGTGGCTGTGTGAGAACTCCACTTTATCACGGTCGCGAATACCCACCCATTACTAGGAGCCTCTATGAATAACACTGTGCTAGATGCAGCCTATATGACTGCGCATGATTACCCAGGGGGCGCTACTGCACTGGCTATACGTATGGGGGTCAACCATACTGTGCTTAGTAATAAGCTCAACCCTAACAACAAAGACCATAACCTGTATCTACAGGATGCGCTGCCAATCATGGTGATGACTAATGATCATCGTATCCTGCATGCATTGTGTAAAGAGTTAGGCTTAATGGTGATCCCATTGCCTACCATTGGGGAAGAAACAACAGTTGAAGCGATAACCGATACCTGCCGTGACTTTGCCGACTACCTGCATGGTGTTACTACATCATTGGCCGATGGCGTTATCACAAACCTCGAACTACGAACCACACAGACAGAGCTGGCCAAACTCATCGCACAAGCAGGCAAACTCGAATCAATACTGGCCGGCATGGAAGCGCGACACAGTAAACCCCCAAGGCGCAGCGCATGATGCCCAGCATATACCCCGACCCCCAAGTTATAGAGTACTGCGCACTAATTTTATTATGTTGCGCTGCATTGTTGTCATGCAACTGACTGCCAACCCCCCCCGGCTAATGGGTCCTTCCCAAAGAGTACCTATGCGGGTACGAAACGACTCGAAAAGTCTTAAATGTAAATCAAATATACTAAGTCAACACTTCAACAATCGGGGCAATGTTTATGCAACTAAAGGTTGATGTCACCGGCATGGATAGTATCCAAAGAGCGCTTTCTTCGATGCGCTCGGAGCTGGTAGATGTGGCCACATCGGCTGCACTGAACAAAGTGGGGCCAAAAGCGCGCACAGAAATGACCCGTGCGATTACGGATGAGTACAACATCAAGCGCGATGAGGTGACATCAAGGCTTTCACTTAGGGGCGCATCAGCAAACAATTTGCGAGTGGTGCTTGACCCATTTGCCTCTGGCAAAAAAGGTCGAGCAATGAATCTGATTCACTTTCTGGAAAAGAAAGTTTCGATGGCTGAATCTCGCCGGCGCGCAAGAAATGGAACTTTGTTTTCGCGGGGCAAGAATGGCGAAATGATTCCCGTCTTGTATTTCAAGATCAAGAAAAATGAGCCACCGAAAATAATACCAGGCACCTTCATCGGCAATCGTGGACGCACGGTTTTTATTCGGATTGGCAAGTCCCGCTTGGCGATCGAGGCGGCATCCACGGTCGGCGTGCCCCAAATGTTTAACACAAAAATAATTTCCCAACGCGTGCTTGGCCGGATCAACGCTGAATTGCCGGTCGAGTTTGACCGTGCCATTAAATACATAATCGAAAAGTACAAATTCAGATGAGCTGGTCAAACTATGATGAGGTGATCTCGCAACTTCGCGGGTTCGGACTGATAGTCGATGGCATCGATATCGGAAAGAAGTGTAGATGCAAGATCGAAGGTGATAGCGAGAAGCGTGGCTGGTACTGGCTGCACGAGCTTCGCCTGGATGATGGCGACACAGTTATTGTCGGCGCATACGGAATCTGGCGCGGAAACAATAATAATTCGCAAAAGATAGAGCTTTCAGGTAAGCGCAAGTTGACAGACGATCAGCGCGATGCCCTCAAGAAACGTCTGGCAGAAGATCGCAAGCGCGTCGATGCCGATCGCCAGCGTGAAGCAAATCGGGCTGCGTTGCGTGCGCAGCAGGTTTGGGACAAGCTTTCCACAACCGGCAGTTGTCAATATCTCGAAAGCAAAAACGTCAAGGCCTACGGCCTTCGCTATTCAGATAGCGGCTGCGCCTACATTCCAATGCTGGATGCCAGTGGCACTGTGCACGGCCTGCAGATTCTATTGCCAAAAGGCCACAAGCGAATTTCAACCACAGGACGCAACAAGGATTTTTGGCCTACCGGACTAATAAAGAAAGGCCACTGGTTTCAGATCGGCGCAGTACGTGACATTGTTCTGATCGCTGAAGGGTATGCGACTGGTGCCAGCATTCATGAGGCAACCGGCCTTCCTGTTGTTGTCGCTTTTGACGCTGGGAATATTCTGCCAGTAGCAGAAGCAATTAAAAAGCGGCATCGTTCAACAAAGGTGCTTATCTGTGCAGACGATGATTTCAAGTCTGACGGCAATCCGGGCAGATCGGCTGCGAGCGCAGCTGCTCTTTCAGTAGATGGCGCTTTTGTATTACCTGAATTTAAGATTGATCGTGAAGTCGGCAAGAAAGGCTTGACCGATTTCAACGACCTACATATAGGCGAAGGCCTACACACGGTTCGCGCTCAGATCGAAGCGAGACTTTCTGAATTAAAGTGGCGTGGCGAGGTTGCACCGCTCACGGGGGATAAACCACAGGGGGCAGGGGAGCGCGCTGCGCTCAAGTCTGTATTGAATATATACGAAGCGGTTGAGCGTTTCGCTTTGGTCTTTGGTAGCAAAGGAACGATGTTTGATTATCAGGAACATATTCTGGTACCCAAGGCGGACGTATTGGACATTCTGCCCGAGCATGGCTGGCGTGATATGCGCGCAGTGAAGCAAGTGGTGCGTATGGATGAGGTTGGGTTTGATCCTAGCTGCAACGACAAGCGCATCACCTGTAACATGTGGGGAGGTTGGCCAACTAAACCAAAACAAGGAAGTTGCGACCTATTGCTTGAGCTGCTTGAATACCTTTGCAGCGAAGAAGAAAACTACCGAACCGCACTCGAATGGGTCATCAAGTGGCTGGCCTATCCCATCCAACACCCCGGTGCAAAGATGCGCACTGCGTTGGTATTCCATGGCCCACAAGGCACCGGCAAGAATTTAATCTTTGAATCTGTCATGGCGATCTATGGCGAATATGGCCGCATCGTTGATCAATCGGCTGTCGAAGATAAGTTTAACGATTGGGCGAGCCGCAAATTATTCATGATTGCCGATGAAGTTGTAGCACGTCAGGAATTGTTCCATGTCAAAAACAAACTCAAAGGGTTT